GTTATAAAATCGCAAAAGATTCTATTGCACGTGTTACATCTGGTATTATGAGTGAAAACAACTCATTGGTTCTAGGTCATTTACAAGCTGCAATTAAACCTATTAACCAGCTAAGGATGCTTGAAGATGCTACAATTATCTACACTCTTACAAGAGCTCCCGAAAGAAGAATTTTCTATATTGATGTTGGTAATCTACCTAAATCGAAAGCTGAACAGTATCTAAGAGATATGATGGTTCGCCATAAGAATAAGCTTCAATATAATTCATCTACAGGTGAAATTACAGATGCTCGTAAGATGATGACAATGACTGAAGATTTTTGGTTCCCTCGTCGCGGTGGTGAAAGAACTACCGAGGTTGATACTTTAGCCGGTGGTAACGCTGCTGGTTTAACTAACGACGAGAACCTACAATACTTCCAACGCAAATTATTTAAATCTTTGAAAGTTCCACTATCTCGTCTAGAGCCAGAAACAATGGCTACATTTGGTCGAGCTTCAGAGATTACAAGAGACGAATTAAAATTCAGTAAATTCATTAACCGTTTAAGAGCGCGTTTCTCAAGTATCTTTACACAAATCTTAGAAAAACAACTTGTTCTTAAAGGTATTATGACACCAGAAGAATTTGCTGAAATTAAAAATGATTTAAGATACGACTTCATCCAAGATAACTATTTCCAAGAATTAAAAGAAGCTGAAATTACTCGTGAAAGACTTACAACCCTTCGCGAAGTTGAAGAACATATTGGTACATATTACTCAAGAGAATGGGTTCGCAAACAAGTTCTTCGTATGTCAGATGAAGATATTAAGGAAATGGACAAGCAAATCGCTAAAGAAGGCGAAGATATGCCAGATGATGAAGAAGATCAAGATGCGGAAAACCAAGGTAATATGGTTCAGCAAGACCCAAATAATATAAACGGATAAATATAAGAAAATTAAACCAGGAGATTCAGATGAAGTCTTTTAAAAAATACGTTTCTGAGGTTGCTGAACCAATCAGCCCGGAAGAAAAGAAATTCAAGGATCAGCATAAGGTTGTTGTAGATAAGCATCCTGTTGCTCTTGATCATCAGCATACTGGTGATACAAAGAAGCCAAAAGCTAAGCGTAAAGCAGACCAAGAAGGTGATGCAAATTACGACTTAGCTTATGAAGAAGTTGTTTATGAAGCAAAAGAAGATGACGAACCCGCTTCTCCGGATGAATCATCTATGGCAGCAAAACAAACCGATTTTATCCAATATGTCGGCCGCGAAGTAGGCGAACATATCAAAGCCGGTAAAGAATTCCCAGAGTGGATGCAAAATAAATTAAGCGCTGTACATCAAGCTGCTAAAGATTTACATGCTACTCTTGGCGGACACGGCGGCGATGATATGGATGAAGCTTGTTCTTCTACTAAATACAAAAAAGAAGAACTTTCTCCAGCTCAAAAGAAAATCGATAAAAACAAGAATGGCAAGATCGATGGTCATGATCTAGCGATGCTTCGTGCTAAAAAGAAAAATGAAGAAGTAGAGCAAATCGACGAGATTTCAACTAATACTTTAAAAAGATATGTAGCTAAAGCTGATAAGCAAGCAAAAAAAGCAGCAGACAGTTATTCTAATGCCGCTGCTAAACGCGGCGATTTTGCTAAAGATACTCCAGCTATGGCTAAAAACGCTAAGAAATTTGCTAAAAGAGATGCTGGTGCAGATCTTGCTCGTAAAAAACTAGCTGCCCGCAATGAAGAAGTAGAATTGGATGAAGCTTTGACTGCTGCTCAGCGTCGTGCAATCGAAGATCACCAAGATAAAATGCGCGAAAAATCTGCAGCTAAAAAGGCCGCAAAGAATAAAAATGTTAAAAGCGTTAAAGGCAAATACGGATACGGTAAAATGGATGACGTAGATGAAGCCTTCGGTGATTGGCAAGTAAAAACTAATAAGATTACTAAAACTTATAAAGCCCGTCATGCCGGTGAAGCTCTACGCAAAGCTAAGTCGTCAGGTCACTTTGGTAACATTGCATTAGATGCTAAACACGTATCTAAAGTAAACGAAGAAGTAGAACAAATTGATGAAGCTGTATCATTTAAAAAAGGTCCAGTTCGTTTGGGAGATGGCAAACAAGTTATGGTTTCAGCACAAGACGCTGAGTTGCTAAATCAAATGTTTAAAAATTTAGATCCACGTAATAGAACTACTATGAGCAAATTTGTAGTAAAAAATAAAGATAACTTTGCAGAAATTCTAGACTTCGCGAAGCAGGCGAACTAAGAATTATAAATATAACTAAATAATATATCAAGGGTGTTAAAATGAAATTAATCAGCGAAGTTGTAGAAGATTGTAACGTCACTACACAACTTGATGAAGCTACGGGTCAAAAGTCGTACTTCATCGAAGGTATCTTTATGCAAGGCGACATCAAGAATCGCAACGGTCGCATCTATCCTTCAGCGGTTCTACAAAAAGAAATGAATCGTTACCAGAAGGATTTCATTGATACCAAAAGAGCACTTGGAGAGTTAGGACACCCAGAAGGTCCAAGCATTAATGGTGATCGTGTTTCACACTTGATTACCGAAATGAAACAGGATGGTTCTAACTTTACAGGTAAAGCTAAAATTTTAAGTACTCCGATGGGTAATATCGTTAAAACGTTTATGGACGAAGGTGTTCTTATTGGCGTATCAACTCGTGGTCTTGGATCTGTTAAACAATCTAAATCTGGTATTATGGAAGTTCAAGACGATTTCCATCTTGCCACTGTAGATATTGTTACTGATCCATCGGGTCCTAATTGCTTTGTAAACGGCATCATGGAAAATACTGAATACTACTACGATATCGCTTCTGGAAACTGGTTACCACAAAATGGTTCAGTTGAAGAAGTTATCGAAGAGATTCAACAGGAAATTGAAAAAGAAGTTAGACGCGTCGTTCATCGTGTTGATGAAAGCACGGCAGCTCGTCTATTTGAGCGCTTTGTCAAATCGCTTAGAAACTAATTTTTATAAATAATTAACATAAAGAATAACCTAATAAAAGGAGTAGAACATGTCAAATGAGCTAGACGAAATGAAAGTCGCTGGCACTGGCGGCGCCGGAGTTCCACCTGCTGAGTCAGCGGAACCTACTACGGCTAAAGGCGGTGCAGTAGCTAAGAAAAAAGCAGACGTTAAAAAATCAGTAGATCCTAAAGCTGATAAAGTAGACGCTGTAACTCCAGGCCAAGGTGCTGTTAAAGAAGAAGCTGAAGAAGCTGAATCTGAAGTAGTAGTTGAAGAAGTAGTAGAGGTTGAAGAATCAATCCAAGCTATGTTCGAAGGCATGGATCTTTCAGAAGAGTTTAAAGATAAAGTATCTTTGGTTTTTGAAGCTGCAGTAAACGAAGCTGCAACTGCTAAAGCTGAAGCCGTAATTGCAGAAAAAACTGAAGCACTCGAAGCAGAAATGACAGAGTCAGTTAATACTGCAGTTGAAAGCATTGTAGAAAATCTTGATTCATACCTCGACTATGTAGTTGAAGAATGGATGAAGGAAAATGAACTTGCTATTGAAACTGGTATTAAAGTTGAAATGGCAGAATCATTAATGGATGGTCTTAAAGGCTTGTTCAATGAGCACAACATTCAAATCGACGAAGAAACTGTTGATGTAGTTGCTGGTCTAGAAGAACAAGTAGAAGAGCTTAAAGGTACTGCAAACGAAGCTATTAACGAGAACGTTGCACTACAGCAAGAAATTGCATCTCTTAAAGCTGAACGTGTTTTTGAAGAAATGACTGAAGATCTTACGATTACTCAGCGTGAGCGTCTAAAAGTACTTTCAGAAAAACTAGATGTTAGCGACATGGCAGAATACAAAGCAGACCTTGAGACTTTGAAAGAATCTTTCTTTGCAAATAAAAAGGTAATTGCAGAAGAAGTAGAAGAAGAGCAAGAAATCATGACTGAAGAAGCAGCACCTGTTGCTCGTCCAGTTTCTGAGCATTCTTCGATCAATGCTATTGTTGAGGCTCTAAATGCAAGACAAAAGTCAGCAAAACAATAAATTATATAAATAGATTCAGATAGAACTTTATTAAACAAGGAGATAGATAAAAAATGTCACAGTCTAACTATCAAGCGCTTGTGGAAAAGTGGAGCCCAATTCTTGAGCACGATTCTTTTTCACCAATTGCAGATCAACACAAGAAAAGCGTAACAGCTACTATTCTTGAAAACACAGAACGAGCTCTTATGGAATCAGGTGATCTATCTGCTTCTATGACGACTCTTACCGAATCACCACTTAACTCTGCTGGTACAGGCGGTTACGGTGCAGGTGCAGATGCAGGTGGCCCTGTTGCTGGTTACGATCCAGTACTTATTTCACTAGTACGTCGTGCTATGCCTAACCTAATGGCATACGACATCGCAGGTGTACAGCCAATGACTGGCCCAACTGGCTTGATCTTCGCTATGCGTTCTAAGTACGCTAACACTACACCAGCTGCTACTACTGAAGCATTCTACGGCGAAGCTGATACTGACTTCTCTGGTACTGGTACTCACGCTAACGCTCTAGGTGCTGGTTCAGAAACTACTGGTACTGGTATGGAAACTGCAGCTGCTGAAGCCCTAGGCGACGGTAATGGTACTAACTTTGCAGAAATGGCGTTCTCAATCGAGAAAGTAACTGTTGCTGCTAAGTCACGTGCACTAAAAGCTGAGTACACTACTGAGCTAGCACAGGACCTTAAAGCTGTTCACGGTCTTGACGCTGAAACTGAACTTGCTAACATTCTTCAATCAGAAATCTTGGTTGAAATTAACCGTGAGCTAGTTCGTACTATTTACACTAACGCTGTTGCTGGTGCTGCTGGTACTGCTTCTGCTGGTACTTTCGACCTTGACGTTGATGCTAACGGTCGTTGGTCTGTAGAGAAATTCAAAGGTTTGATGTTCCAAATCGAACAAGAAGCTAACGCTATCGCTAAAGCTACTCGTCGCGGTAAAGGTAACATCGTTATCTGTTCTTCAGACGTTGCATCTGCTCTACAAATGGCTGGTGTTCTTGATTACACTCCAGCTCTTAAC